TATCTTTATATCTTTCACCTAGAGCCTTTTTAGTAACTTCTCCGTATTTATTTGTAGTGCTTTTAAAGAACGTGTAAAACTCAACTTCAGACTTAGTAGGGTTTAATGCTAAAAAATCTTTTAATGACTTTAGTTTAATTTCAGAAGTTGTTACTCCATTTTTTTCTGTTACAACTTTATCGTACATATTCTCGTACATCTTTTTTTCCCAACCACTCCAAGAAGGAAAATTACCTAAAAACCATTTAATAAATAAAGGGCCTTTAGATGCTGCATTTACATTCTCAGCTATTTTTTCTCTAATTAAATTTTTAGTTAAACGATCAAGCTCTTTTTGGAATTTAATATTCTCTTCCATAAACTTACCGTACTCTTGCTCCATAGTACGAACTAGTTTTTGTATTTCAGGTCTATGACCAGGAATGTTATTAGAGCCAAACCAAGAATGCAGCCAAGATATATCTCCTTTATCAGTCCATTCTATTCCATTACGAGATGCTTTCTGCTCTTCTGACGCACGTTTAGCTAATTCTAATACTATCTGCTTATGAACAGAAGATACTGCACTAGGATCGAGCTTTTGCATTAAAGAAGCAAAGTCGTATAACTTATCGTTTGCTAGAGTTTTTATTTTCCCAGTCTGAATGACTGTCTCGTCAAACTCCTGGGCTAAATTAAAATTTGCGACATAATTTTTATAGAGTTTTTCTAACGACTCTTTGAGTGGCGTATTGCTCATTACAGAGTTTATATTATGCCCTTTATCTTCTAAGTATTCTTCAAAGCTAAATTTATCATAACTTGTTAGCTCTGAGTCTGCACCACTTTTACTATTATAAAACTTCATGGCTTTTAGTCCAGACTTAGATTCTTTTAATAAAGATGTAACTTTATCTGCTTGCCCTTGCAGTTTTTTATAGTTTGTAATATCTGTCTTTTTAGAAGGTTTAGTTTTAGTAGAAGCTCCTACGTATTCGTAAACTCCATTTGACTTAGCAACGTCTAACTTATTACCTCCTGGTCTAGTAACGTTTTTATATGGTTTATACTTATAAACTATTACTCCTCTATTTGGGTGAGTAACTTTTATGTAATGCTCAGTGTTGTTTTTTAGCAAGTCTTCTTGACTTTTATTAGCAACATCTTTAGCTTTTAATTTTAAAGGCATTCCATCTTTAGCTCTACCAGCACTTGTAATAGCTGACAACTCTCCATACCCTTTAACAAATCCTTTAGGTGTTAATCTACCGCCAAGAGGAATTATTTGTGGGTTTTCCATTACAATATTTTCAACCATTACTTCAGGACTAAACACATCGGAGTCATCATCTATAATCATTTGATGAGCAGTGTCTATTTCTTCACTTAACTTTTCTAGCATATTATCGCTAAGAAGAGGTTGTATAGATGTATTCTTGTACCCTATTTCATTTAGTAAAGAATCTACAATAAATAAATCATTTTGAAGATCAGGACTTAACTGAGAAAATGCTTGTTTAATAACTTTAATCTCACCTTCATTAGTGTATTTATTTATATAGTCAGAATCTGGCTTTAAAGAATAATTTGCAGCTCTATCTCCAAACCCTTCGTAGTAAGTAAAATTAATTGCTCTAACAAAGGCATTGTCTTTTTGAGTTTCTAATCTTTCTAATACAGACCTAACAAGTTTATTAACTTTAGGTTCAGGATTTCTGCCTCCAAAATCTCCAGTATGTTTTAGTGTTTGCTTAAACATAGGAACAGTGTTAGCTAAAACGTTTACAAAGTAATCTTTAATTATTTTACTTTGTTCATCTCCGCTTCGCTTAGATAGTGTATCACTGTTAGTCATACTTTTTAATAAGTCAAAAGTTGTTTCAGCATGTGGCGTACCAGTAATGTCATTTTCTTGGTACAATGTAGATGTTTTTACAAGCCTATTCATAAACGACTTAAGTACAGGAGAGTTTTTAAGTTCTTTTAATTCTTGCTCTCCTTTTACAGTGCTATCCCCATCAAGAATTTTATTGTACTCTTTTATTTGATCGCTAACTTCTTGCTCGTTAAAAGCTACATTCTTGTGTTGACCTAATAAATTATTTATAGAATAAACATCTTTTGTAATTCCTTCAGAAGCTTCAAACATAGCTAAAATATTAGCCATTTCTCTTTGTTCGTTGCTGTCCATATCTACTAGGCTTTTACCTGTAATTAGACTTGTATTTATATTTATACCACCTTTACTTGCGTTTGCTATTTGTTTTTTAGCTACTTCAGGACTAACTCCAAACATTTTAACGTAAGAAAGAACTGCAGCACTTGTTTCTCCATAGTCTACAAAAGTTTTATCTTTTAAGGCTTTCTTGCCTTTAAACTTAGTGTACATTTTTGCAGCAGGAGAATTAAAAATAACGTCTAAGGATTTAGTGTCAAATCCTAATCTATTCATTAAAGCTACAGCACTAACAGTAGAAGGATTTATACCTAGCACAGTTGCGTATTGATTCTTAGTATTATCTAACGCTATATTAAGTAGTACAGCGTTTTTAAACGATAAAGCATCTTTACCTTTTAATTCTAAGTTGTCAGAAAAGTTTTCTACTTTTTGACCGTCAACAGTAATTCCACCTTCAATTCCTAGCTCTATTTTGTATCTAGAAAAATAAGACATACCATTATTAAGTGCTGCAATAGTACCAATCATTCCACTACCTTGTACGTTTTCTTCAAAAAACTGAGAAGCACCTATAGGAGAGTTCTGTGGAGATCTCTTTTTTAAGTTTGGAAATTTACTTTGTATTGCTTTTATTCTTGCTTCAACTTCTGATTCATATTCCATGTCAGCAGTTAAATGTTTAAAGTGAGATATATCTCTGTAAAACTTTTTCTGCAAGTCAAGCATTTCATTTACTAAACCTTCTCTTTTGTTTTTAGGGCTATCGTATTCAAAATTTAAAAATAGTGTATCACCATCTTGATCAGATCCTAATATTTTATTTAACTCTGGAGATACTTGTATGTGATTATTAAGATGTTTTCCGTTTTCATCTAAAACTTCTTTTTGGAATCCTTTAATTTCACATATAGGTCTAGATTGTTGACCGTGCGCAGGTACACGAGGCCCAAGAAACTCTTCACCTAGTATCATGTATTTACCTTCCCATACAGCTATTTTATTGTAAAGAAATTCTTTAGCAGCTCTAACGCTAGGAAACTCTCTGTTTAATCCTTGTATTCTAACTCCAGTAGTACCTAAAGCAGTAGAAGCAACCTTTTCAGAAACTAAACTATCTGCATAAGTTTTTGCTTCAAATTCACTATCAAATTCTTGATCTACTCTTGCAAAGTATTTACCTTTTAATCCAGCAGGAACAATAGCTTCTGCAGGAAGAATAGCTGATTTTTTAATTAAAGTTCCATCAGGTCTAACTTCATATCTTGATCCTATATATTCTTTTCCGTCTACAAAATATCCTTTTAATCCTTTTTGTGAAGCTACACCTTGTACCGCTATAGTTCCAGCAGTCATAACTTTAGAAGATTTTTTAACTAAATTTCTAAGTCCATTACCATAGAATTTATTTACAGAAGGTAAGTTTTGACTTATCTTAGGGTTTTTTAAATTTAAAAATTTAGCAACTCCATTATAACTAGAATCAACAGCTCCTTTAGTTATTGTTTTAACTACAGCTTTTTTACTTGCTGCTCTACTATCAGGAGTCTGCATTCCGTTTGCATTCATATTCTCAATGCCTTTAGTAGAATTTTCTAAACTTAAATCAAGAATTTCTTGTCTTTTGTTTAGTATCTTTTGCATTGCTTCTATGTTTTCTGGAGCTAAATCATTTAAATCAGCAGCAGACATTTGAGTAGCCTCAACAACTTCTTCTCTGTATTTATCCATAGGTAATTGTATACCCATGTTTGCACCATCTAAACCTACAAGTTCATTACCATTCATGTAAGCATTATTCATAGTATTCCAACCTATACTACCTTCTGCGTAACTATCTGTAGATGTTTTATCTCCAAATAATTTTGGTGCTTTTTTAGCAGCAGAAGCAAACATTGCTATGTTTAGACTTTCGTTAAATATATTTTGTTGGTTATTATTATATTTTTTACGAGCTCTTAATTCTTTTTCAATCTTCTGTAAGATAGGAGAGTCTTTTATAAACTCTTTATCTAATACTTGAACATAAGTTTTAAAGTAAAAATCACTTTCTCCTATTGTGTTGTTTTCTCCAACATTTTTGTTTGCTTTTTCGCCACGCATATCTTTACCGTAGTAAACAAACTTAAATCCTCTACCTATACGCTTACCAACTTTATCTCGAACCATGTCTACATCTTCAGGTAATATAAAAGATCCAGCATCAGAAGACTTAACTCCATTTTCAATTATGTCATCATAAATTAAGGGCTCTATAGATACACCACGCATAGAACCATCTTGTCTAGCTATCGCACCTGTTGCTCTTTTAATATAATCTTTTTGACTTTCAGCTTGAGAGTGATCTCCAACAAATAATTGTTGAGCGTAAAAGCTATTAACCATGTAGTTAAATACATAGTCGTCAATCATTTTATTTCCTTCTTTTGTTATAGAAACAGTATCCCTATTTACAGTAACAAAACTTTTCATTACAGGGTTATTTCTTACTAAGCTAGCATTAGATACAATCCAGTCTTTCATGTTTTGTACTTGCTCTTGTATGTCGTAAGAACCATCTTTATTAATAGTAAACCCTAAAGCAGAATCACCATCTCTATATGTAGTTTTATCAGCTCCTTTAGCTATTAATGCTTTTACAACTTTTGATTTTTGACCTTCAGTTGTAGCCATAGGAGAAGATATATTATATCGTCTTTTTGAATTTGCAAATATAGATATAGGTTGAGTATAGAAACTTCTACTATCACCTGGCTTTCCACTATCCCAATTAGATGCAAACTTTTCTAAATCAAATTGAATTATATCATCCTGTGTTTGATTTTCGTATTTAACACCTTTCTGCTCTCCAGTGTAATAAGAAGATACACCACCGTCAAATGCAATTTGCAAAGATTGATCTGACATTCCGTTTGCACCTAACCCAACAGCCATTTCGATAAATGGATTACCACCAATGTAATCTCCATTATCATCCATTAAGTATTTTTCAACTAACTCTATTCTTCCTTTTTCAGTTTTAGCTAGATTAACAATTTCTTCTTTTTTATTAATAAGACTATTGTTATAATTAAAACCTAAAGTAGTATTACCATTTACATCAATAACAGACTTAATTGCATTTTTACTTCTAGAAGCTGTAACAACATTCTTAAATAAATCCATCATACCAACTACAGGTATTTTACCTTGTGATATGTATGTTTTACCAGTCTTTTTATCTTTTAAGTTTTTATCCATTATTATATCTGCAATATAATCTTGGACATTAAATATTTTATTTCCTCTAGAAACTCTTATGTTAGACAATTGACTATAATCAATGTAATCTAAAGGAATACCATTTTGCTGATCTATTTCTGCAGACCTTAATATAGGTATAACAATGTTAAGACCTTCTTCTTGTGTTAGCTTTTCACCTTTAGCTAACTTTTGTTCAGCTCTTTTTATTCTGGTTAATACAGCGTCTTGTATAGATGACTTACCTTTAAAGAAGACTTCATTACTAGCCTTCTTAATTTCATTCATTATTTTTCTTTCAGAATCATGAATAGCTAAAGACTGAGAAACTTCACCACTAGTTGTTATAGTAGTTGTCATAATGTCTTCTATAAACTTATTTCTATAGTTGTTATGCATGTCTTTTAATGCTGACAGCATTTCACCTTTAGAAAGTCTTTCATTCATTATATCTCTAGCCTTCTTTACATGCACTTCATTAGATTTATTAAAATCTGATATAAAGTCATTTAAGCTATCTCTATTAGAGTGAGCCATGTTAAGAAGCCTAGCTTCTAGTTCGCTCTTTCTGTATCTTGTTCTTTGACCACTACGACTGTCAGGGTTAGCTATTTTCATAATAGCAGCAATAAATTCTGATGTAGAATTATCCATTGCTTGTAATCTTGCAGTGTCATCAGATATAATATTTATATCGTCAACTAAAGAGTCTACCTCTTCAAAGCTCTCTTGCTCTTGTTCAGCCTCTGTAAGCTCTTCTCGCTTCATTTTAGCTTCTTGGTATATGTTAGATATACCTCCAGTTTTAGTGTCTATAGAAAGGCTAAAACCTTTAGCAGCTTCTTGCTGCATAAGAACTCTTCTTTCAACTTCCTCTCTAAGCTCTTTACTAAGTTTTATTTCTTCTCCAGCTTTTTTAGAATACATAGTAGCAAAATCAATAGCCTTTTTTGCAAGCTCTTGATTGCTCATAGTATTAAGCATGTTAGGAGTAAACTTATTTAAAGCTACAGATATAGATGCTGCAAATGTTTTGTTTACATCACCTAGTTTTAATTGCTTAGATTTTGACGATTGTAAAGCTAAACTACCACCTTGCGTTCCTTTAGTAAAGTCATCAGCAATTTTAGCATACATTTCGTCTACCGTCAAATTATCAAAAGACCTATCTACTTCTGCTAATATTTTTTTAGAATCAGCAGGAGTAAACATAGAAGCTACTTTTGTAGCAGTTCTTTTTAAGAAAGATTTATATTCTTTTACCTCTGCTGGCTTTTCAAATAATACATTTAACTCACTACTTAGTTTAGGAGCTAACGATGTAACAAACGACTCTTCAATTATATCTGCTTGTTCTTCATCAGGTAGAATTTCAATTTCTTTATCTTCTTGCATTTTGTTTATAAATGCTTCTGATAAATCATTAATTACTTCTGAATCTCCAGCATTAACAGCTTCTACTAAAGCGTTTATTTCTTCAGCATATAAAGTAGGGTTATTCTGTAAAACATTATTTATAATTTCGTTAGGCGTAACTATAACTCCTGTTTTAGTTCTATACTTTACAAGTTCAGCGTATCTTTTTTTAGTGTCTTTAAATATTTTAGTTCCTATAATTTTAGAAACACCTCTCTGGAAGGAAGGATTATCTTTTAACATGTCATAATAAACATGACCGTACTCGTGCATTATAACCTCTCTAAGATTTCCATCTTGCTTAGCTAGAACAGCAGATCCCATAGCATAACCAGCAACTTCATTTCCATGATCGTCAATTACTTCTCTTAATATTAATAATTGCTTGTTAGGAAACTTTTTAGCAGCAGCCTCAATTATAACACCTTGCACTGTAGGATTTATAGAAGCGTAGTAAGACAAAATACTTTGAGTAGTCTCTTCAGTACCTTTAGATTTTTTCATCCCTGTATTCTTTTTAAATACAGTTACGTTTTGTTTTTTGTAAATCTTTTTTAAATTTTCTATAACTTTAGAAGCTTTTTTTGTTCCAGAAAACTTTTTATTTATTTTACTAAATTTTTTAGATATACTTTTTACTTGAGAGCCTGTAAAACTTAACACTTGATCGTATGTCTTTTTAGCTTTTTCTGCAGCTATTTTAGCTTCAGCTTTAAGACTTTCAGTTGTTTTGGTTCCTAACTTTCTTTTAGTCTCACTTTCGCCTATCCAGTTCTCTATTTCTTGAGAAACGCTAGCTCTTATGTCTTCTTCTTGAGTTGTAAAAGATTCACCTTTTATAAGCTTCATAGCTAAGTGCTCTATAACATCTTCTTCTACTTTTCCTGTATCTACAAAGTTTTTATAAACCTCATCTGTAATAGGGCTTTGCTCTTTATTTTCAACAGTAGATTCTTTAGATTCAGATTTTCTTACTGCTTCAGGAGTTGCAGATTCAGCGTAAAACTTAGAAGCGTTATCTACAATTTTATTTATTTTTTTTCTAGTAAGGCCAGCTTTTTCTATTTGCTCTGGAGATATTTTACTTTTTATAAAGCTAGATATTTCTTCTGCAGACTTACCTTCATCTACAAGTTTTTGTATGTCCTGTTTAATAGGGCTAGTTACTCTTCTTAATGCTGAGCTTTCCTTAAAAGACAATGCTTGTTTTTTTGCAAAATCTTTAGTAGCATTATAAGCTTTTCCAAATAATTCTTTACCTTTTTCAAATAAACCTTTACTTTTTTCAACAGTAGTTTTAGCAACTTCTTTAGTTGTATCTGCAACTGTATCTACAGCATCTTGAGCTTTTTGACCTATATCTTCTGCTGCTTGTTTATCTTTAACAGCTTTTTGTTCAGCACCTTCTTTAGTGAATTGCTCAAACTCAGACTCATTCATTACGGTAGCTTCATCTACAATGTAAGAATCTTCTTTAATCTTTTCATTAAGATTAATTCTTTCCATTTGTAAATCAGTTTTAGCACCATCAGTAAGGTTTGTGTACTCTTCTGTTTTTACAAATTCATTTATATCTGAAACTCTTTTTTGATCTGCTTTTTTAGCTGATGCAGAATGTTTTTTAGCAGTTAATAATTTAGATACAGCACCTTTATTTTCTTGAATTTCTCTATTAAGATTACCCATAGTAATCTCATGCTGATTTTCTATTTGGGCTAATTTTGTTTTTAAGGCAGGGCCTTCTAAATTTTCATTAGCTTCTTGTATGTTTTTATTTTTTAACGCTTCTAAATTGTTTTTAGCTTTAGAATTTTGTACTTGTTTAACTTTTAAATTAAACAAAGCTATTTGTCCAGCTTCAGTTAGTGATTCCTGGAAAGGAAGTGTAGCTGCTATAGTAGAATATTCTTCTATTATATTGTCGTAATCATTTCTTTCTTCTTTATTTATTTTACCAGACTTTTCTAATTTATCAAGCATAGTAACAAGACCTTCTACTTGATCTTCTTTAACAGCTGCTTGTATTATTTCAGATGTTCTAATTTTCTTTTGAGCTTCTGACATGTTTTCATACATGTTAATATCATCATCTATAGAAACTCTTTTATTAGTTATGCGTCTACCGTTTTCAGCAACGCTATCCATAAATCCACCACGACCACCCATAGCAAACCCAATAGCAAATGAAATACCTAATGTATTTTTATTTTCTTCTGAAGTTAAAAACTCTGTATAAGAAATAAATTCTTCACCTCTAGCTTCTGCTAAATTCTTTTCTTTACACCAATCTTCATAAGTCTCTTGAAATGCTTCTTCTGTACCCTCAACAATACCAGTAGCACCTCCTTTAACTGCGTGAGTAAATAGTCTTTGACCAAATGTTTTTTGTATTACTTTTGCTGACTCCGCTCCTCCTTTTAATTTATTAAGCATTTTAAATGCTTTACCAGAAGCTCCTCCAAATTGTATACCCCAAGAAAGTCCATTTAATAAAAACCATTTTGATTCATCTATAAAAGTACCATGTGCAGCTTCTTGAGCTTGATCTTCTGGCATACCCATTTCAATAGCTCTATTGTATGCGTCACCACCATGACCAGCTGAAGTAAGAAATGTTGTTCCTGATGCCGCTCCTAAAAACCTTGAAGTTGAAGCTCCTAAAGTTGATAAAGCTAATTCTCCACCTGCCGTTTGAGTGGCCATAGCTCCTAACAATCCACTACCACCTGTTGCTGTTGAAGCTCCTTCAACTCCAGTAGTAGAACCTTTAGCTAATGCTTTTGCTGTTTTATTGGAGTCTAATACTTTTAGTAATCTTTTAGCAGAACCAAATGCATTACCTTTAGCAGCTTTTTTAAGGCCAGCCTTCATTAGTCCTGTTGCTATTTTTGCACCTGCTCCACCAGTGTAAGCCATAGTAGCAATATAAGGTAAAGCTTTAGCTCCTGTTGTAGCCCAAAACTCCATCTTAAACATGTCATCTATAGTAAACTCATCTAGTCCTGGAGATTGATTTACTTTACCCCAGTTTTGTAATTGATCTGCGTATTGATGAAGGCTAGGCATCCTTTCTAGAACATTTAAAAATGTATCAGATCTTCTTACTTCTTCAGGTATTACAGCCATAGCCATGTAATCCATCATGTTACCCATGTCTTCTACAACGACTCCTACACCTGCCACTAAACTTTTACCAGCTTTTTCAGCGTTACCTTCAAATATTAATTCAGGATCTATCTGAGCTTGATTTTGTTCTGCAGCTCTATTTTCTTCTTTAATACGACCAGCTGTTAAAGGGCTAGTAATATTATTCATTTTATCAATAGTAGCTTGTCTTGCAATATCTTGACCTTGCTCAGATCCAATCATAGGTGTTTGACCTAGTTCTTGCTGTACTGGCTGTGCAGGCTCTTGAGTTTCTGAACCTGCGTTTATTAAAGACTCACTTGCGTAATCTAATAAATTCTCTGACATGTAATTATTTTTTGTAATTAGACCAACTAACAACTATTTCTTCTGCAGCATCTTCTGGGATGCTCATTCCAAATAATTGTTCTATGGTTACAAATATACTCTTTCTATCTCCTGATTTTACGACTTTTTGGAAAGTCTTTGAAGTCTGATTTGTTCCTCTCATTAATCCATCAAAAGCATCATATACTTTTTTAGTATTATTAAGATAATCTCCATCCATATTTTCTGCAGCTATAGATGCAATTCCTGTAAATAAACTTTTATTTTCTTTTGTAGCTTCTGAAGCGTTTACATCGCTCCATGCAGAAACAACAGTATTTATAGCATCCATTGTTACAGGTTCACCACTTGAAGTTGTTTGTGCTGAATATCTTTTATTAGATTTTGCTGTAATTTGCTGATTAATTTTATCAATATTATCTTTAATATTTTGCTCAGTATTACCAGCAACAGCAGTGTAATCTCTTTCCGATTTTTGACTTTTACCTATCTCTTCTTCAACTCCTGTTCCTTTCATGATTTTTTCCATATTCATTCCGTATGGATCTATTTCAACATGAACTTGTTTATCCCAAACTCTCATATCATCAAATCCAGGACCAAAAGAATTGTTATGATCAAAAGTTGCTGCAAATGTAGGAACTATTCTTAAACTTTTGTAATTTTCTCCGTATTGCTTTTTTAAAGACGCTGCAATATCTTTATCTTTTGTGTCTCCAATTAATTGAGATTTTTCAGTAAACGTTCCATCTCCGTTATCTATTTGAAAAGTAGCTTTACTAACAACATGCATACCATCAAAAGTCATATTAGAATGACTATCAAGAGCTTCTACTCCGTCAACAAAAGATCCGTCTGCGTCATACATGTTATTTATATTTTCAAAATCAAAAGTCCCATCTCCGTTTCTTTTTATACCATTAGGCATAGCTTGTTTCATTACAACTTTTAAGACTTCATCATTTGCATTTGTAAATATTTTTTTACTGTATAATTGTACGCTACCTTTCTTTTTAATACCAACATCAGATACGCCCATTGTTCTCATAGCAGGAGCATCAATTATTTGATTCATCATTGCTTTAGCTTCTAATCCTCCACTAACAGACCTATTCATTACACTTCTTATCATAGTTTCTTGTTCCATGATAGGAATTTCTTTAGTGCCTTTTAAGTTAGGATTGTAAGCTCCTTTCTTACCCATGTCTGTTTCAGCCCAATTCATTAATGCAGCTCTAGTGTCTCCATTAAATCTTGGATCTGAGTCTGCAAAAGCTTTTAGCATAGAAAGGTTTTGATCGTCTCCAGTTTCTACTCTGTAGTTTTGAATAACTTTATCATATTGCTGATCAAATAAAGTTTTAAAATCTTGAGTTTGTCCTTCGTATATTTCGTCAGCAGACTGTATGTCATACTGAGATCTTAAAGCACCCATTTTAAATTCTCCTTCTCCGTCATTTAAAAACTTAGCTCTAAGTTGCATATCTCTTTTTGATATTAAACCTTGAGTTTCTTTATTGTTCATGTAAGCGTCAAACCTAGCTAATTGCTCTGCAGAGTTTTGTGCTGAAATAAATTTATCTGATTGCTTAAAACCAGTAAGCATTGCATTTCTCATGTCTAAAACTTTACCACTAGTCATAGCTTTACTATAACTACCATTATAAGTTTTTAAAACACTTTTTAATTCTGCTTGCTTCTCATTAAAATAACCATTAGTATACTCAACCATCCTAGGTTGTTTACCAATAATTGCCATGTATTCATTTCTAGACTTTTCTATGTTAGCACTTTCAGCAGCTATTAATTGAGAGTTTTTTAAATCTCGTTGCTCTTGCTGATACATCTCTTGTTGTAGCTGCGCAACTTCTTGTCTTCTATTTCTTCTTGCCTCTGAAGATCCCTTAAAGACTTCAGTTAATGCAGACATTGCTCCGTAATCTATTGCCATGTTTAATAAATATTTTTATTAAAAGTTTTTGTTAAAATCAAATAATCCAGAACCTGAATTGTCGTAACCAGTTGTAAAATCAAATATACCTTTTGCGTTTTTAAATCTTGAAGCTTCTAAGGCTTTTTGAGCGTCAAATTCAGTATCTTCAATAAGAGAGCTATTTGATGGTGCAGTATTTTGCTGATAAGATCCTCCCATTATTTGTGTATTGTTAGGATTAGGGTTGCTAGGTTGTTTTATTAATTGTTGAGATTGATTACTAGTTGGAATAGAGTTTTTAGTTATACTAGGAATAATTTCATTTTTGTTTGCAGCGTTTTTAGCACCTTTAATTAATCCAGAAACTTTATTTGCACCTGTAGCTAACAACGAAGATATTTGACCTCCTAAACCTTTAAGTTCATTTAGTGTATCACCTCCAAACTTATCTTGACCAGACTTGCCTTTAGAATTGCTTTTATAGCCCATGTCACGCATCATCTTTTCTGTCTGAATCTTTCTAAGCTGATTAAGATCTCTGTCTCCTATAGCTTGATTAACAGCTGATAATGCAGCTCCTGCTAATTGAGCTCCTGATTGTTTGTTAAGTTGTTCTTCTTGATATTTTCTGTCTAAATATCTAGACTCTCTACCAGCTTCATACTGCTCGTTAAACTGCATTAAGCTATCGTATTTGTTTTGGTTTTCTCTTTGCATTTTTGCATCTGCAACTGAAATATCCATTAAGGCAGATTGACGTGCAACATCAAGACCACCAAGTCCAGCCATAAACTGAGCTCTATTACCAGCAGAACCACGAACTATATTTTCTATACCTTTAGAATAAGAAGAATCAAGTTCTTTGTGTGCTTGAGCTAACTCTGTAGGAGTCAATCCTTGCTGTGCTAGGTTTTTAGACTCTTCTAGTCTTTGTTGGAATGCAGGGCCTAACTTTGGATCTTTAGGTATGTCAACATCTTTTAGTGCTTGACCTAAACCAATAGCTCCAGTAGCTATTCCTATTAAAGAACTTACCCCACCTATTTTATCTAAAAATGACTCTTGTAATCCTTCAAGATTATCTCCAGTATCTCCAGTATCTCCAGTGTCTTCAGTGTCTCCAGGAACTACAGTGTTTTTTGTATTAGACGCGATGTCTTGACCTTCTGTAAAATCAAGGTTAGTAGGTTTCTTTGTTATACTTGGAATTATGTTTCCATTAATATCTACTTCTTCTTGTTCAAGTATATTATTAATTACCTCGTCAGAGCTTTCTGTGTCAGTTACTTCTCCTTCAGCTCCTATGTTTTCTCCAGTAGGCGTAGATAACAGTTTTGATATTTCAGTTTCATTATTTGAATCGTTAAATGTAAATGCTTTTCCTGTATTTTCTCGATTAGCAACTTTAGCTATTTTATTAGAAGGTAAAGCCCATATAGGAGATTGATGTAAAGGATTTGTATCTTTACCATCAAAAATTTCGTTAGCATGTTTAACTTTTTTACTTACTCTTTGAACGTAAGGATCAGCATTTATTTTAAGTCTTAAACTTTTTGGTATAGAATAATGATCTGCAACTTTTTTGTCTTTATGATAACTTCCAAAGCTCCAATCAAACTCCCCTCTTTCTGTCATTACATACTCAAGAGAAGTATCCATAGCACCCCAACCACCAAAGTCATCTCCTAATGCTTTTTTAGCAAATTCTTCTGTTTTACCGTTTGCTTGTAATCTTCTTCTAATAGCAGCCATTTTACCCCAGTCTGCAGGGTTGTTTGGATCTAAACCTTCTGTTAGTTGGTTACCTAAATCCATTAAACCGTCACCATATTTTTTATGGAAACCATGACCTTTTCTTCCTAACTTTTTATCTCTACTTCCAAATCCAGAGCTAGGTAATGTTTCGTTAAATTCTTGCAAATAAGAAACTAAAGCATCATCTACTTTAGCTGCATCTTCTTCAGATAACGTTGTATTTTTAAAAGAATTAAAAAACTCTTTACTTTTTCTAATTAGATTTATTCCATTAGTCGCTTGTTGCTTTCTTTGATCTGCTTCACTTAATGGAGCTTCATAATCTTCGTCTGTTTCAACAAAATTATTAGGCTGATCTTTAGGCCCTGAAGCTGGAGTGTTAGCATCAGAAGGAGTGTATTTTGAAAACTCAGGACTACCTCCAAAATCCATTATAGATTTTAACGTAACTGATCCGTCAGGTTCTTGCCAACTTGGATTAGCTAAAGCTTCTTCACTTCCAGCAGGATAACCAATAGAGCTTGGATCTTTACCTACCTTTGATGGTGCAGCAATACTTAAATACAACTGACCTGGTTTACCTTTTTTTGCAGTAAAATTTTCTTGAAAATATTCTCCGACAACATCTAGTTGCTCAAGAGTTGTCATAGCTTCTAAGTCTGAGCTTTTATAAAACTTACCGTTTATAGTCTTACCTCCTTTACCTGCATCACCGTCTGTACCTAAAAACTGTATTAACCCTACAGCTTCTCCTCCTCCTAAATTTTTTTGTTGAGGAGAAAAACTACCTCCAGTTTCTTTTTGAAGAGCTAACAAAATCTCGTCAACACTAACTCCTAGCTTAGAAGATAATTTATTTATCTTATCATTAACACCTTTTTCTTTTAAAAATAAAGCTCTATTTTTTTTAATTTGAGCAGGAGTTAAATAAGCAGGCTTTTGCCCTTTTGCTGGTACTGGTATAGATGGTAAACTCATTATTTATTTTGAATTATAAAATTATCAATTTGCTCTACTCCATACATACCTGATCCTGTAGGTCTGTTAAAGTAATTTGCTTCACTAGACATAGATTGACCTATGGAATCAAATGAAGCACCTTTAAGCTCTTGCTTTCTTATTCTTTTTTGATTTTCTTCGTAATCTTTTTTTTCTTTTAAACCCATAACACCTCCAGCTAAAAATCCAATACCAGCACCAATTGGACCAAAAGCCGCTCCTGCAGCTGCCATTTGTGTAGCTTTTTTAGCAACATCTAACCCTCCGTATTTATCGTCTTTATCTAAAGCTCCAAGTATTTGAGATCCAACACCTAATCCAGCTCCTATTAACGCATTGGCATTTATAGGGTTTTTACCTTTGGCTTCTCTTCTTTGATTAAGAGTTCCTCCAGATATTTTACCTGTTGAAGCATCAGAAACTAAAGGGCTTTTATTACCTGCAGTAAAATCAACTCCAGTAGGATTACCACCGTAAAGAGATTGAGCTTGATTAGCTGCATTAGTCATATTAAAATTTATAGGCATATCTTTTATTTATAATTATCTAGATTCTCTGTACTTTGTGGTTATTGCAAATATATCAAATTTTCTATTTCCATAAGCAGTTATATCTCCACTACTTGTAGGCTGACTATATTCTATAGTGTGTTTTAACCAAGTACCTCTAGCTCTATTTGTATCATTTCCTCTTAAAACAACTCTATGCATATTCTCTCTAATTCTTTCGTTAGAGCCAGATGTAGCATTACTTAGAGTAGAATCTGAAAGAGTATGACTTGTAAAGTTTTGACTTGTAGTTACTCCTGTTGGAATATTTTGTTTTGCTACTATTTCAGATGTATCAAATACTTTATTTACTGTAGGACTATCATTTACAATAAATCCAAAATTAAAGTTTTGATAAAAACCACTATTTAACAAATGTATTGAGTCAGCATCATTATCAGCTTCATCTACAATACAAAATAAAGAATTATTGTATTCAATATATTTTTTTATAAATAAAGATGTAGATCCATAAACAATATCTAGCTTACTTGTTAAAGATCCTGTAAGGTCTGACAATGTAAAATTACTTTTAGTTCCGTTAGAGTCTTTTATACTAAAATGACACTCTCTAAATTCAGGATCATAACCTGTGTATAAACCACTATTTAAACCACCTAAATTATTATTTACAGAACTAATAATATTTTTACCAGTAGTTATATTTTCAATAAAATTTTTGTACCCATTAGTTAAACCTAAAGCACTTACAGATTGACCATTACTTTTTATTATTTCAGAGTTTATTTTATCTAAAAAATAAAATCCTGTAGGAGTTATAATTGATTTGTTATAATGCTGAGAACCAAACTCAGTACTTAAATAATCAAACCTTTCAATTGCAGTACCAGTACCAGTAACTATCTGTATATCAGCAGCCGCTCCTTCAGCTTGTATTAAAGCCCTAGAGTTAACAGATAATATAGAAACTCCAGACTCTTGTATTGCAAACAGTTTATTTTTAAAGTTAATTAAGTCTGTTATCATTCCTTGAGCTAAATTTAACTCTATAAAATCATTTATAGGAAATCTACTCCAAGAATCTTTTATTTCTCCATATATTTTTGTTGTTGATGCTGCTATTTTATTTCTAAACACATCTAAGCTATTCCAATATGTAGGCTTAACTACAGATCCTATTAAATTGTTTTGCTGAGAATAAGATTTATTATATAAATAGTTATCCTCAAGATTACATACAGCTTTTTCTGAAGAACCTAAATAAGTTCCACTTCTTAACCCTATATTTATAGAACTTTCTAAAGGAACGCAACTACCAAAATTTAAACTATCAGGACCATCACTAGGATCAAATGAATTTTTGTATGTATACCAGTCACAGTAAGTATCTCCTTGAGTAATCAATACAGAGTCTGTATCTGAAGGTTGAAAAGAAGAGCAATCTATAAATCTAGTGCTTTTTATTGCTGCATCTGTATAACCTCCGTATTGCTCAAAATTACCACCTGTAGTATCTCTAATTACTTCAACAACCCATTTGTAAGGTAAAAAATGAATTGCTCCATCGTCATCTATATACCCATAAGAACGGTAATTTCCTGGTATATCGCTAAAACTTTCATTAACACCAGCAGCATCATTAGTATAATTAATAATATCTCCAAGCAGAGGTGCGTTTGCTGTAGTAGAAATATACAAACTAGAAGATGTTCCTCCTAGCAAACTACCTCTACCTTCCATATTAAACCAAGAAGGTTGAATACCACCTATACCTTCATTAGCACTTAAATATTGATTTGGATTGTTGTCATCGTATTGAGCTGTTTCATGCCTATAAGTCCTTGCAAGATTACTACTTGTTCCAGATATTTCTTCTCCGCTTACTACACTTTTACCGTAATACACATCTCTAGTCCATCTAACTAAATATTCGTAATCTGGAGTTTTAAGGTTATTTTTAGCAGAGTTTGACGTGTTACTAAGTAAAAACATAGGATGTGGTTTATACTTATGAACTCTAAGTCCACCATAATTATTTCCGCTATCTGGATTAGTTTTCACGTTATATCCAGTAAATCCATAAGTACTAGGACTTACAGTATGTATTTTATTTTGCTCAACAACGTATAATGGCTTTATTTTATACCCACTATTTAAAGAGTACAATTTACCTCCTAAAGTAATTTCAGGAGTTTCAATTGTATATTGTTTTTCAGCTATCCTAAAAGGATAAGCAGTTAAACTTGTATTTCCTTCTTCTTTATGCACATAATAAGGAACTGTTTGAGATCCAGTTTTACCAGCCAAAGTTGTGTTGGTACTTTCAGTGCTATGGTGTAGCTCTGTAGTACTTAAAATACCTTGAGTAATAATTGTTTTATCGTTTTCAGATAATTCAGCTCTTACTATTTTGTATCCAGATATTTTTTCTTGTATTGGTGTAGGTAAATTAACTTCTAACCTAGGAATTAAAGCGTGAGCAATTACTTGTTCTGTTCCTGAACCTGTAGAACTAAATGGAGACCAACAATCATTACTACTGCTATAAGACTTGTTTACAGCTGCATCTCCATTAGCGTTTAACACTAAAACATTAGGATCTAAAGCATCAGGCATTTTAATATCCCCTAAGTGATGAGTAAATCCTGGAGTACCTTGAAGATCGTAAAAAACAATACCAAATCTGTAACATTCACCTCTTTTAAAACTAGTAAATTCATTATTCCATTTAGGATTATGAGGCCCTTTTTTACCATCTAAATAATTAGAATCATTGTGTGATGAACTTAAAAAATATAACTCAGTAGCGTCATGCTCGCTAAATTGATCAGCATTACCATTTGGGCTTCTATGAAAGTCTTCATCAATAATGTAATCTTCTTGAGTAAAAGTCATTCTAAAACCATAACCTCCATTTGAAAACCCAGGAGTTTCAGCACCTAAAACATATAAAGGATTAGCGTCTGTATTAAAGTTTTTATGTATAAACTTATACACGCTTTTATCTCCATTAGCAGTATCTTCAGATACATCCCAAGACCAATTCCCTGTGCCTCCATTATTATGCCTATCAGGGTTAGCATCTGTAGAATAAGTCTCTAAATCCCAAGTACCATTAGTTAAAACTCCTTTATAAGACTTAAGAGGAAATAAACCAGATAAATTAGTGTCAATATTTAAAGTTTCGCTTTTTAAATTTGAAGCATATAATTTATTGTCTTTTTGAGCTAAAGACTTACATACATTCCAAGAATTTGTATTTATAATTGCAGCAGCAATACCGCCTTCAATTGGTGTAGTAGTTTCAAACCCACTATGTTGAAAAGTGTAAGTTGAAGATATTATTTCACCTTCTTCTATTTTAAATATTACAGGAACATTTTGATCTACGTAATGTATTGCAGCAATTTCAATATTTTCATAATCTAAAGACAAACCTGATATTGAAAGTGATAAAGAAGCACTAGAAATTTCAGCCGAGCTTTCACCTTCAACACCTAAAGATGTGTTAGATGTCAAGTCATTTTTAACAATATTTATTGGCTTTGATATTGGCGACCAATCTGTATAATTTGATCCTCCAGCACTAGAAAGCCTGTAAGTGTAACTGTAACTTCCATAAGTTAAATTACCTCCAGACTGATTGTATTGAGTAAGTACTACATTGTTTTTTACGCTAGGTTTAAACACTGAAAAATCAGTTATAGTGTAAGATGATATATCAGAAGCTATATTAGCACTTTTAAGTACAGTTAAACCATCAGTGCAATATATTCTATGAATTAAATCTGTTTCTACTATAGACTCTATTTTTATTTCTCCAGCATCGTCACTAAACAAACCAGTCCCAGTCCACAATATTGGATTGCTATTGTAATTTGAGCTAATAACAAGAGTCTGAGGATTTATAAGGTATTTTCTTATTCTCCAATTCTTAGGAGTTGCAGAATTTGACTCTATAGAAACAATATAAGTTTTAAATGTTGCAACTCCATGTATTTTATACTCATCATTACCAGACAAATAAGTACCGTCACTATGCTTGTTAAATTCGTAAGATAAAGTACTTCCTTTTATGTTTTCTAACGAATAAGAGCTATCTCCGTTTGTTACAACTCTAACGTTAAGTCCTGTAAAATAAGATTCTTTAGATTGATAACTTGGATCTAAATCAGTCATCATTCCTTTTAGAAAAGTATTAGGTTTAGATTTCTGTGCCATAACTATTCTCTTTCAACCATTAAAGTATTCCAATACTTAGCTATATTTCTCATTTCTACTTCAGAAGGTAAGTTATCGTTACCTCTTGCTTGTGCGCATAACCAATACCATCTTTTTTCTAAGTCTTGAACTATATATCTTGCAATTTTACCGTTGTAATATTCTATAGATTTATGTCTCCACATTATGTATTGAGCTACAGCATCTTCATGCCCTTCTTTGATTGTAGGAAAACCTTCCTCGTCTGTATTTAAAGCCTTGTATGCTATCTTAACAGTTCCAGAAGAAACATTACTAAAATGTATGTAACTACCAACAATCCAATACTTATCTCCGTTAGCATCACCTTTAAAGGTTTTTTGAGTAGGCTCCATAAAAGTTTTACCTTTTACGTCAATTAATTTAATCATGTCTGACGGAAGCAACGCTTTGCTTGCAGATACAGTTAAATCTAATTCTTTATCTGTAAAAGTAGAAAAGCTACCAATTTTTTGCTCTGCTTCAAAAGCCCATTCTATAAAAGATTCTAAATGTTCTGAAGGATTGTTTAGCCCTAAATTACGAGCTACATTTCCTATTATTCTTTTAACACTAACTTGCATTGTATGTATTTTTTAATAGTTCTCGAACTTTTTTTGCAGGGTAAAGTTTGCACTTAAACAAATCTTTACTTCCTTTAGCCCAACTTATTTTATAATAATATTCATCTAATATTGGAACCTTATATCTTACTGGGTATCCCTTATCTTTAGATTCTTTAACGTCTTTCCTGATATGAAAAGCTCTATTGTGTTCTTTTTTCTGAACATATAAAAAACCTAAATTCAAAGGTAAGAAAATTCTTTGTTTCCTAACTATTAAATCTCTAACCAGGATTTCAAAAAATTTAGTAACTATCTTAAAGTACAAAGAGTAAGGAATAGCTTTAGTCTTTTTCCTACCAGACGCTTCTACTCTTACTCTTTTAGATATTACTTTATAAATATCTTTATATGTTGTATATAACATTATTTACTTCCTTGTACCTCTCTGTCTGCTTCTACTTCGTTATTAATTACATCTCCAGGAGTTTTAATTGTTAAATTAAGCTCAACTTCTGCAATCATTTTAATTAATGGGTTAACCAACTGCGAAGGTAAAGGGTATTCTTGATCGTCACCAGACCAGCCTGCAACAGATGTAGGATCTTCTGCTACTGCAACAATTTTAACTTGCTCGCCACTACCAGAACCATAGAAGTAAAGTTTAGATCCTTCTTCTAAGAAAAACTTAGGCATTGCAGCTGTAAATCTACTTGACTCTTGGAATGCAATTTTATCTTGTGTTGTTCTAGCAAATATCATATTACCATCAATAGATGTAATACTTGTTATACCTCTAGTGTCTCCGTATGAGGCTATTTTAGGCACTGTAATGAACGAACCCTCGTCTGGTACTGTAAATGTACCTAGGCTTTGAGTTGCGCCTTGAGGGATGCTCTTTCCGTTATTAGTATATGACTCTAATATGTTAAGTCTATGGTAATTTACCCAAGCCTTAATTTGTCTAGTACTTAATTTGCTATCGTCAGTTGTATAACCACCTTCAGCTAAATTTTTAATATTGTAAACTATTTCATTTAAAGTCATATCGTTTTATTTATAAAGAATGGGGGTAGACGCAAATCTACCACCCAATCAACGCAGGAAAAAAGAGAGTCATCAACGCTTTTCAGCTGTCAACTCGTTAACTTGTAACTGGTATCTTGGATCTTCCAATGATAACATCATCTTTCTAACTGCAATATTTACTATCTCTTCTGAAGAGTTTAAATCATAACCACCTAAGTATTGAGTACTTCCAGAAACTGTTCCTTCATCTGATAATACAGGAACTTTTATGTATTCAATATACACATTTTCTGTAGTACCTAAAATATCTAAGTTACCGCCTTTAAGCAATCCTATTGGATTTTTATTATCAGCTTTATGATAAGGATCGTTTTTAGCAGAAGCATACTCTCCATGTCCCATTATATTAACACTATAATCGTTTGTTGCTGTGTAAGCTCTTAGTATATGATATACAGGAGTTTCAGTTGGCAACGTAATAGAGCCAGAGGATTGAGATAAAGAATCAGACTTTACAACTAAAGGTGCTATCTTTTCCATAGACTGAGCGTCAGACTCTAAAGTGTTTATTAGATTCTTAGTATACTCCATTACAGCCAAATCAATAAATTGATTTTTCTCTGTGGAAGTAAAATATGCTGTACCTGTTTTATCTAACAAGTTGTCTATGTGCGATTGCGCCTGTGCGTATGTCATTTCTTAGCTTTTACTTTTTTATTACTAGACATTTGCTTTCTTAATAATGCGTGAATGTCTTTATTTTCTTTAAGCCACAATACTACTTGATCTTCTGTTAATCCTATAGTTTCAGTATTATACTTATAAGTTCCATTTACAAAGTTAAGTATTTTTGCGTCAATAGCATGCTCAATAAATACTCTATAATCTTTATCTCTGTCATTTATTATTTTAGAGAATTTGTTTGGATCATCATTAGCTAATTTAATAACTTGAGCTTTAACAAACTCAATAGAGTTATCTTTAGTTCTTATACCAACTAATTTGCAGAAATCTAATATTTCTTTATCTGTCATTGCAACAGCTATTTGAATTGCTTCAGCTGATTCTATCATTGATTCAGTGGCAACCATTTGCTGCTCTATAGTGTCTTCAAATACTAAATGTTGCTGTATACCTGGGTAATTTTTTAACCAAGTATATATACTATTTTCGTATTCATCAGAAATATCAAAAACAATAGATGGGGAAGTCATTTGAAATTCCATTTCTTCATCATTAATGTCTTTTAATATTTTTCTTCTACCTTTATCTTTAGGGTCTTTGTATCTACTACCTAACCCTAAATAACAAAACCTTTTTGGCTTTCTTGTCCTTACAATTACTGGATGTTTCATTTTCTCTCTTTTTTATTAATTACTATTTGCGTTCTAAAAGAATGAGGCCGAAGCCTCACTCAGTTTAGTATTGAATCATTTATTATGCTTCTCCATACATTAGGACACCACAAGATAAAGGATTACGAACAATAACTCCAGATTCAGACATGATTTGACATGTAAATGAGTCGTCACCGTTAGCAGCAAGCATTGATTTTTGGTCGTAAGGATTAATCATACCAGGAATATATTTCTTGATATAGTTACGATTAAATCCATCAGCACCTTTACAAACCAACTGGATATTAGGTACACCATCTACAGACGAGAAATCTAAGAATACCATTTTACCAGACATAGTACCTGCACCACCTTGTGATACAGAACCGCCACCAACACCAGCAGCAGCACCAAAAGCGTTAGTATCATCAAACACTGGGCAATAAGCAATAGTTAATTTATTACCTAAAACATTGTATGATGTATAATTAACACCTAAAGATACGTCAGATCCAGTCTTCATAGATTGCATAGAACCACCAGTAGCTTCAGTAGCACCTACAGTAAGTCCCTTCATAGCTTTGTGGAATTGGTATCTACCTTCAGTACCAGTAAATACTACCCACTCATTACCTTCAGGAGATTGTGCATTACGAGATAATTTAGCAATAAATTTAGCTAAGTCATCCTCTTCAAGATCAGCTCCATAGTATTGAGTGTTTGAAGAATCGATTTGAGCTAAGATACCATCTCCCATTAATGGAGCACCACCTGCAGTTGTTTCGTTTGCAGGCTGAGTAGGTCCTTGACCAGGAGCAGTATAAGCATCTAATGCAGGAGCAACAACATTAGTTTTACCAAACCATCGTTGAAGCTCTAATTGATACATAAACTCATCAGTAAACAATTTCTCTGCAGTAAAGTACCACAATTTAGATCCATTATTTTCAATCCAAGTTACATCAGTTAAAGCGTGACCTGTAATAGATAATTTACGTCTGTTAACTGTTAACCAGTTTTTGTGAGTTTCAGGGTAAACAGAAGTTTCACCTACATCAGTTCCTAAAGAACCTTCTTTAAACGCACTACCAATAACAGCTATAACTTCATCACCAGCAGCAGCAACAGCAGGGTTACCAGCAGCAAAGTTTACTGTAATACCATAACCACCAGCAGCACCACCATTTATAACTCCAGCTACACCAGTTACAGCAGTTACATTACCAACTGCCCCACCAGGCATACGAACTACATCGTACTTTCTTACCCAATCCACATCAACAGCAAATTGTATTTCCTTTGGTCCAGAAGCATCAGCAGCAATAGCATCTTGAGCTATAGTTGATACTTTACGATTTGAGCGACCTAAAACTTTCCATTCGAAAGATTTGTCACCAGCGATTTTTAAGCCAGCATGACGACCTGTTCTTTCTAATAGGTATGTCAATGCGTAGCGAGGGTATTGCTGAATTAAAGTACTTGAAATTTCAGGGTACTTTAACATAGCATCTACCACTGAGTTTGACTGTTGTGTACCAACGCCAAACGATCCAGATGTTGTTTTCATTTTTTTTACAATTTAAAAATTTAATAATACTTTAAAATTGCATTTATTTAATTATACTTTTAATACGTAACATTGACGATTTTAAAATTATTCTCCCATAAATGCTGAAGCATCGAACCCAGTACCTGTATTTCTTTTAGGTTTACTGTTTCCTCTACCTCCTCTGTTTGAAAGGTTGTCTA